AGTACGTAGAGAAAGCAAAAAAAGAAACAATTCACAAGCAAGAAGAAAAAGAAAACTTATTTGCTTCCCATAGAGGCTCGACAGTTATGACGCAAGCCGCTTCAGAACTTGGCGATGAAATCAGGAAACAAAACAAGGAACGAAAACCGAGCGCAAGATGCACGACGAACATCAAATAATCAATAAAGATAAATGGCTAGAAGTATTTAGAGCAAACGTTAGAGCTACATGGTTAATTGTAACCCTAGAAGACGGCGCTGAGTACTTCATTGACAGCACTGATCGTTGGCATGAACTAAAAAGGTATTGTGATAATAATAATATCTTTTTAAGTAAATTATCTATTCAGTTCAAATCTCACCGAGAAAGAATTGACATTACAGACATTGATGGTATATATTTTGCTAAGTCTGTTGTTGGCATACTTGGCGCAGAAAGCAAGCAGACATATACTATTGGTAAAATAAAAGACGGCATTGTACATAAAACGTTATGGCTAATACCAGAACTAATTGTTGAAAGAGAGTTTGAAGACCATGAGTCGAGATGCTTTGAAGAGTCAATCATTTATGACCAAAAGAAAAAGAACTGAAAAAAGTAAGTATAAACATCAGTCAACTGGTGATTATTGTACTTGCGCATCTTATCTAGCAGAATTAATGTGTTTAAGGCTTGCAGAACACAAGAACGAAGGTAAACTAGGCTATAAGTTTTGGAACAAAAAACCTTGGGATTGGACTTTTAAGCAACAATTGTTTACAGCTAATGCGCTTGTCAAAAAGTATGGAGAAGTGGCCGTGGTCAAAGCGGTCAACTCTCCTTACCTATCTAAAGTATTCTCGTTAAAAAATAAAAGAGTTGTGCCAGAAATAGTTAGGCAGCTTAAACTTATAAAAGAGAATGAAGGTAAAAAGCAAGAGCTAGATATAAAAGAAGAACCAAAGACTAGAAAAAGAGCATACGGTAAGAAATCTAAATTAAATAAGCTGAGAGGATTAGATGGTAAAAAAGAAGACGAAAAATAAGTTTGAAGATGATATTGTAAGCAATCAAATCATTGGAAAGTATGGCGACATTGTAGAGCAAGGAACAAAAGTTCTTGCTGACTTACAAAACTTTAACACTATTGGTATCTCACCGGCATTAGACTTGGCGCTTGGCGGTGGCCTTAGAGAAGGTAGTGTTGTCGTTATGACTGGAGACCCTAAAACTGGCAAGACAACTACATCTCTTTACTTCGCGGCAAAAGCTCAAGCCGCAGGCAAGAATGTATTCTATTTTAATACTGAGGGTAGACTTACAAAAGAAAACTTTACAGGTATCAAAGGTCTTGACGCTAGTAAGATTAAAGTTGTTCAGGCGACAGATAATCAGCCTGTTGTATCTGCCGAGACATTCTTAAATGCCATTGAGACATACGTTAAGAATACGCCAGATTTTGTGGCGATTATTGACTCTGTGTCTAATATGGTTCCGCAGGATGAGCTTGATGGTGACGTTAGGGGTGGCGTTAGAGCGCAACTCCCTAGACTACTTTCCATGTTCTTTAAACGTATTAGTAATGACGTAGCAAGAACTAGGGCTATACTTATTTTTATCACTCATAATATTGCTAACACTGGTGGGTCAAGATGGTCGCCCGCTAAACTTGCCGACTGTGGTAACATGCTTCAGTATCAAGCTGGCACCAATATGGTAATTACTCACAGAGGTAAGTGGGAAGAGACTGACGCTTCTGGTAACGATGTTGGACAAGTAGCAAACTGGGTAGTCAAGACATCTGCTGCTGGCGGCAGACCAAACTCTAATGCTGTATCATACATTAGGTATGGAACTGGCATTGATGAGGTTAGAGAGCTTTGTGAAATCGCAAATGAGCTAACTTTTATTAAACAGGCTGGCGCTTGGTATACGATAACTACAGCTATAGAAAATAGAACTGACCCAATTATTAAATCATTACTTTTAAAAAATGAAGTAGATGTAGACAACCTAGAAGCAGTACAAAAATTCTTTAAGTTCCAAGGTATGTCAAAACTTAGTGACTTCATAGAAGAAAATACGGAGATACAAGAATTTTTATACGAAGAAATAAGAAACGTATTATGAAAGTCGTAGGTCTTAACGGTCGCGAGTATAATCTAAATTTGAATAAATATATTGTAAAAAAAGATGACAAGACTGTTAAATCAAAGTATCATATGGCGGCTAGAGAATTACTACACGAAATGTTCTCTGGCTACAGTATACTTGAAGAGGTTAAATTGCCGGGGTCAAGAGATCCAGCTAAGAAGTCTACTTTATTTCTAGACTTTTTTATTCCCAACTTACAGTTAGGTGTTGAAGTTCACGGGCAACAACACTATGAGTTTTGTAAGTTTTTTCATAAAACCAAAGCTGGGTTCTTGACTTCGCGCAAAAGAGACTTTATAAAAGAAGACTGGTGCGAACTAAACGGAATAGAACTTGTGATTCTTAAATACTCAGATAGTCTAGAAGATTGGAGAAATCAAATTGACAGCCGCTGAAAGATTAAAAGAGTTTCTGGATGGTATTGACTCTTATATAACTGCTAAAAACATAACCCCTACTGTATTCAATCCTGAGTTTGCTATGGCAGAAACCTTGTCGTTAGAAAACTTAGATAAACTAACGCAAGATGAGTGTTTTGGTTACGCATATCAATTAATGCAGTATGTAGATCACGTTGGAACAGAGCGCGCTCAATGCGAGAATGTAATGCGGTGGTGTGAAAATTCACTACAAAGTATAATATCAGAAGCTTTGAACAGCGGAGTTTGGGACACATACGCTAAACATGAAACAAAGGTCGCTACCATCCTTAGAAATGATGATCTAGCAAGAAAAATCAATGAATGGAAACTAACTGCTCAAGGAAGACTTGAAAATATTAAGTCTAGAGAGTACAATGTTAGAAGAAAGGCAGACATACTATTTGAAAAAGGTAAAAGAAAATGATAGATAAAGATTTACTAAACAATTTGACACCTGAGCAAAAGCAACAGTTGCTTGAGCAATTGATGTCTAGCCTGTCGGAAACAAAAGAAGAGGTTGCCATAGAAGAATCTGAACAAACCACAGGCGATAAAGATGATTTTACTATGCATAAAAATAATTCTAAACCTAAAGGAAGGAGAGAAGTCGTGAAATTCAAGAAGAACACTTGGGAAGATGACGGCACTGAGTTTTCTGATATAGACACACCTAAAATTAAAAGAACACCTAGAAATAGAAAGAAAGCAAATATGGTTGAGGTAGAATGTCATGTTTGCGGTAAAACTTTTAAAATGAATTCAAGCTTAGTTTATGGTGAATATCACAGGTGTAACCGATGCGGCGGTAAATAATATGACTAAAATATTGCAGGATCTTGGAGCAGAAAGGGCAGTTTTAGCTGGCCTTTTCGCTCACGGTCTAGAGTCTTATATTGAAGTTTCTGACATACTAGATCATACCAGCTTTGCTGCGCATAATAATCAAATCATTTATAAATGTCTTGAGAAAATATTTACCAGTGAAGCAGAAGTTGACATAGCCTCTATTATATCTGCGGCAGAACGTTTAGGGTTTTCTGAAATCTTTCAGGATACCAGAGAGTTAAAATACATTAAATCATTGATGGATTTTCCCGTCAAGAAAGATAATGTATTACATTTTTCTGCGCAGATTAAAAAGTTTGAACTAGCTAGAAAGATACAAAGACTAGCTAAACAAATATCATTTGATGCGGAGCAGATAACTGGCGATGAAGATATTGATGATATTGTATCTATCATTGAGAATCCAATAGTAGACTTCCTAAAAGAAGATGACAATAACAAAAGGCCAGAAAAGATAGGTGATGGAGTAGATGAGTATATTGAGTTTTTACTTGAAAATAAGTGCGACCAACTGGGTATACCAACTGGCTTTGACAGATATGATGCCGCCATTGGCGGCGGTCTTCGCCGTAAATGTGTAGACCTAATCTCTGCTAGACCAAAAGTTGGTAAGTCTGTATTTGGTGATAACGTGGCGGTTAACGTAGCTAAGACTGGCGTGCCAGTTTTAATGCTTGATACAGAGATGAGCAAAGAAGATCATATCAACAGAATTATAGCAAGTCTAAGCAAAGTACCAATTAATGATATTTCTACTGGCGCATTTGAACACAATGAGGAACAGCACATTGCCGTCCAAAACGCAGTAGAAGAAATAAAAAGCATACCATACACCTATGCTACCGTAGCAGGTATGCCGTTTGAATCTATCCTAAATGTAATCAAGAGGTGGGTTTTACAGGAAGTTGGTACAGATGAAAATGGTAGAACAAATGAATGTCTAGTTGTATATGACTATCTTAAATTAATGTCGTCTACTTCTATTACTAATAATATTCAAGAGTATCAAGCGCTTGGTTTTCAAATTACCAATTTACACAACTTAGCTGTTAAATATGATTTTGCATGTTTGTCTTTTGTTCAGTTGAACAGAGATGGTATTACGAAGGAATCCACAGATGCCGTAAGCGGTTCTGACAGACTTATTTGGCTGTGTACATCATTCTCTATATTCAAAGAGAAGTCAGCAGAGGAAACGGCAGAAGACGGTCCACGGGCA